ATGCCATTCTCTACCACTGGCTCTAAGACTGAGCTGCAAGCTGTCAATCAGATCCTGGCGTCAGTTGGTCAGGCTCCAGTTACTTCGATTGATACAGAAACGATTACCGATCAAAATGGTAATTCGGTTACCGTAGTAACCAACCCGGACGTTGCGATTGTTTACGATACTCTTGAAGAAGTATCACGAGAAGTACAAGCCGAAGGTTGGACGTTTAATAAAGAATACAATTATCCGTTCACCCCAGACAATAATGATGAGATTTTGTGGCCAAACAATGTGCTGCAACTAGATCTATCTGATGATCCACGTTATGTAGCTTATCGAGAAAAAGATACAGTAAAGCGTAACGGAAAACTATACGATAGACTTAATCATTCTTTTACGTGGACTGAGACAGTTTATTGTGATGTAGTTTGGTTCTTCACTTGGGAGGATCTACCTTCACCTATCCAAGATTACATTACTTGTAGGGCTGCTGCAGTCGCCTCTAGCAGGCTTGTAGGAGACTCTACGCAGTATCAGATCCTTCAGCAAAAAGAAGCCTATGCACGGGCTATGGCGTTGGAGTATGAATGTAATCAAGGAGACTATAGTATGTTTGGCTATCCACGTGAGGGTACATACTATCAAAGCTATCAACCTTATAATGCCTTGCAGAGGTACTAATGGCAGCAGTTACTCAAACTATTCCTACTTTCCTTGGTGGTGTCAGTAAACAAGCTGACATTAAAAAAACACCTGGACAAGTTGATGATATTATCAACGGCTACCCTGATCCTACTTACGGACTTTTAAAGCGTAATGGATCACAGTATATGGGTCTAATCAGTGAAGGTGCTGATAACTTTACTGATGGTCATTGGTTTCAGATTTCCCGTGATAATGATGAACGCTACATTGGTATCATCACTAAAGCTGGTAATATCCGTATTTGGAATACCGTACCGACTATTTCAAGTGGGGTCTTAAGTCTTACTGAAGCTACCATTACTAATAAGACAGATGCAGACGTTGTGTCTTATTTAACACCGCCTGTTTCTAGTAATGGTGTTGATGCATTCCAAACATTTTCCTACCTAGATCAGACTTACATTGTCAATAAGAATAAAACAGTGACAATGGCTGCAAAGTCAAACTACTACTTGCGTACACGTGCTACGGTTGTTATTGGTAGTATTGATTATGACAGCATTTATAAAGTCTGGATTAACGGTACGCAATACGACTTTACTACAGTAGATCTTGCTGCAGCCAACACACGTGGTTATCCTGTAACATCTGATGAAATTTTAACTGGTCTTAAGTCAGATATTGACGCATCATTAAGTGCGACATTTACAGTTACTAAATATGCCAATAGCCTTGAGATTGAAATCAATGATGGTCAGACACCATTTACTATTGAGGTGGCTGGTGGTATTCAGGGTGTCTCACTTACCTGCTATCAGGATGATGTAGAAACACCAACACGTCTTGCAGCTTATACAAAGCCAGGTAGAAGGGTTAAAGTTGCAAACAGCATTGATGATCGTTCATCTTATTTTGTGCAGTTTTCTTCTACTGGTAATGCTCCTGGTGGTACATCTGCTGTTAATGAAGGCTCAGGTTACTGGGAAGAAGCACGTGGTTGGGACATTGATGTAGATAGCAATGGATTTCCTATTGCTACAGGTGGTAAGTATATAGCTTCTTTGGCATCGACAGGTCTTACTGCTACCACTATGCCGTATAAGCTAGTCAATACTGGCACTAATACATTTACCATTTCAAAAGAAGATTGGGCTCCTAGACTTACAGGTAATGATTACGGTAATCCGATACCATCTTTTGTAGATAAAACTATTAAATTTGGTCTTGTCTACAGTAACCGTCTTGTGTTCCTTACTCAAGATACAGTAGCAATGAGTGCCGCTAAAGATCTTGAAAACTTTTTCTTTACTAGTGCTCGTACCGTCATTGCTTCTGATCCAGTAGACATTGAGACATCTAGCTATAAAGTAAGTAATCTTTATTGCGCTGTACCACAAGCTCAGGGTCTTGTCCTCTTTAGTGAATATGAGCAGTACTTGCTGTATTCCGAAAGTGGCATTATCTCTCCTACTGACGTTATTATTCGTACTATCAGTCAATACGAAAGCGATAAAACAATTAACGCTTTAGATGTAGGCGATTTTATTGGCTTTGTATCAGGCACTGCTGGTTCTACTAAAGTCATGGGTATGCAATCTAAAGGTAATTTAGCCTCTGCTGATGTGTCTGAAATTAGCCGAGTAGCATCAGGTTATCTACCTCAAGGTTTGCAGCAGATGATTGTGAACGTGCAGGATTCATTGATGGCACTATATACGATTAATAGTGACACAATGTATATGTACAAATTCTACAGCAGTGGCAATGAAATGCTAATGCAAGCTTGGTTTAAGTGGCAAGTACTTGGTGAGATTCGATTCATTACAAACATTAACAATTACTTTGTTGGTGTTGTTAAGACTGGATCACAATATCAAGTTATTTTGATTGATTCAATCCAAACTTTAGACCAAGATCAAGTAGATGTGACACCTGCAAATTTGACTACAAGACTTGATCATAGTTTTGTTGTTAAGTGTGGTGGTACAATTACCTATAACAGCAGTACTAATAAGTCTACAATACCTAAGCCTTACACACACATTGCTGGTAAGAATCCGTTTGTAGTAACCGTACAAACCTTAATGGATGGTGCGGCTACAGACTACTCTTCACTATATGCTTTATCTGGATCACCAGATCCTAATGTAACACATGATGTTATTCTAGAAGTAGAAGTAGATGGTAGCGGTAATTGGCTTATCGTTGGTGACTGGACAGGTAAAGAGTATGATCTGGTAGCTGGCTATGAATTTAACTTTGACGTAGAGTTGCCGCGTTATTTCTATAGAACAGGTGATAATGTCGATTGGACATCATCTCTAACAGTCTCACGTATGAAGTTTGACGTTGGTCTTAGCGGATCAATGAATTTTTACATCAGTCGATATGGCGCTACTGAGTGGCGTTATGTTGCTGGTGTTCAAAATGCTGGATACTACCTAGCTAACTCTACACCAACTATTGATAGGACTACACTTATCGTGCCAATTCATCAAAAGAATACAAACTTTAGTTTGCGTCTAAATAGTAATAGTCCATTTCCGGTAGCTCTGAATAGCATGACTTGGGAGGGACATTACGCACCACGTTATTATAGGAGGGCAGGGTAATGGCATTTGATCCTGTTAGTTTAGCTATTGGTCTCGGTGGCTCTGTATTCAAGGGCATCATGGGTGGCGCTCAACAGAGTGCTCAAAACAGGGCTGCTGAAAAACAAGCTCAACTTCAATATGAAGCTGACCTAGCTAATTGGAAGTTTAACAAAACATCAGCTCGTCGTCAATATAAATACGACAAGCAGGGCGTTCAAATACAACGTGAAAATATTGAAACTAATCTTGCTTATCAAGAAGAGACTGCCTTACAGGATTGGCAGTATCAGATGCAGATTCAAGGATTTGATTATGCCAACCAAATGCGGGCAAGGAATCAATCCATGCAGACTGCATCACAGCAGATTGGTTATAATAATCTAGCTTATGATTTTGCGCTGCAAGATGCTGCAAGATGGGAACAAGAGCAGAATATTGCTTTAGACTTTGAAGATAAGTCTACCATGTTGGAGTTCCACTATGCTCAACGTGGTCAAGCTCTTAGTCTTTTGCAAGCTCAGATTGAACGGCAACAAGCTGGAGAAGTAGCACAGTTAAGGCAGCAACAAGCCTACATGGAAAACGTGGTTAATCCACGTCAAATGGCTGAAATGCAAACCCGTGAAGCTGAAGTTAATCTACAGCAGATAGGAGCTTCCGCCCAACTACAACAGCAGCAAGCTTATGTTGATGGGTTAAAGCAAATGGGTCAAGCAAAAGCGAGAGGCGCTACAGGTGTGTCTGCTGAAAAGGCTGCACAAGCTGCTATCGCTGAAACTGGTGCTAGAACCGCTGCAATCATTCAAGAAGTAATTAATGGTCAGCAGAACTATGCACTTACTAGTTCGGCAATTGATCAGAATCTTAAGAAAGGTCTCCGTGAATATGGTCTTGCTAAGAAAGCAATTGGTCAGGAGCTTAAAGCTAGTGAGCGTAGCTTTGCTCTAGCTAATGAAGCTATTGCACTTAAGCTTGAGCAACTAAATGATCAGTTCTATCTTGATAAGGCTCAACTAGCTGCTTCACGAGTTAGTCTTAAGAATCAAGTTGCTGCTACTAACTACCAAGCAGCGCTTAGTAAGCGTCAAGCGGACATCAACGCCTTGGCTAATATTATGCTTGAACCGCTTGTTCCTCCTGCAATACCTAAACCGCTTGAACTACCACGTCCTGTACTTCAAGATCCTATTGAGTTTGATAAGAAAATGTGGAACAGTATCAGACCTAAGAAAGGTTATGTTGGCGGCATGAATCCTGTTGCTGCAGGTCTTGGTCAGTTTGCTTCGGGTGCTTTTGATGCAGTACTTAACGCCTATACCCCCAGCGATGGTGGAGGAGGCGACGGTGGTGGAGGTCGTGGCAGCAACAACATAACTGATTTAACTGGTGCAGCTGACTTGTATGGAGTGTTCGGTTAATGGCTAAATTCAGAGGTTATGCGAGTCCGAGCGGGTTTAGACCACTTGAAGCCCCGGACCAAACACGTAAGATCTTACAACAAGGTCAACAACAACTGCAAGCAATGCAACGTGCTATGCAG